TATTCTTGAGTGGCCATTCCAGTGTTCTCCTTCTATTGTTTTTGCTTAGGTGGTTGGTAGTGCTAGTCGTACTGTGTAATGAATCGATGGATCAAAGTATACCGCAGCTGCACGAACCGCTTTGACTGTAAGGTCATTAGTGTTAGTGCTTACTGTAAAGCCTTGTCCAAGGTTTTCGTTTACAACTTCAGGCTTGCTTAGATGTACGTCAATAGGTCCAGTTGCGAACATCCACTTATTAGAAGCAGATGCAGTGGTGTTTGAGTCGCTAATGCGACCAGCACCTGTGTAACCAGAACCAATAACTACCTCTGTACCTAAACGAGTCATAGCCTTGCCTGTTTTTCCGCCATCTGCTGGTGAGTAGATGAGGCGTGATCCAAGGATCGATGCCACATCACGAGTCATATGGATGACTCCATTAATACCTGCAGGTGAACCAGAAATCGCTTGTTCTAACAGCATCAAAGCTGTTGCTGGAGCTAAAGCACCGCTATTTACTACGGTTGCTGCTCCTGATTCCCTTAAAAAGTCATTCCCATTTGTTTCTGCAAGAGCTGCTACGCCTTCCCAAAGTTCACGCTCCACTGCCTTCTGTGTTACTACATCTAGTTGAGCAAGTGCAACCTTAAAACGATCTTCTCCAGTTAAACCAAATGCTGAACGAGTGTCAGTTACTTGAATAAAGAATGGATCGTATTCTTTAAACTGAGGAAGAGTTGAGGTTCCAACTACTCCACCAGTTACAGTTGCATCATTTACTGTAAAAATTTCAACTTCTGGCTGAGAGTCAAATTCATAGCTAAAGCCACGAACCCAACGCTCATCATAATCTGCACCGCCGTGAGTCATTACACGAGCGACACTCAGAAGGCCACAAGGGGCAGGGGTCAAATCTGGTGCTGGATAAATTCCTCTAAACGCCATTTTTGATCTTCCTTCTTTCTTCTGAGTGTCGACTCGGGTAATTAACTACTAAGGGTTATTCGTGTACGGTTTAGTACTCGATAGCCGCAGCTGTTGCGCCACCTGTTGTGTCACGGAGAGCTGCTGCTACACCGTTAACAGAGATGGTTGATGTGACTACAAGTCCTTCAACACCAATTCTTGCAACACCTTCGAAGGTTTCAACGAACATCTTGTAGTCGTTTGTACCAACGAGGGTTGAGTCACGGATAACACCAAGATCCAATGTTCCGCCATCTAGGAACAAGAATGTTCCTTCAGCGAACATGTACCAAACGAATGTATCAGCAAACTCGTTAAGTGCTGATGCACCCTGAGCGTCTGTGAAATCATCGATGTGGTATGTGATGTTGATGTTGCGTGATGCAATGTAGCCATCGATCTCTGCAGCTGCATTGAGACTTGCATCTCCTGGCATTTGTAGAGCTAGATCTGCTGCCATTGCGTCCTTGATCCAAGCTGGAGCAATAACACGAAGTGGAGCATCTGCACCTAGGCGATGACGGCCACGGTAGTTAGCTGCTGCACGACCAAGTGTTACAAGGAAGTCACGAGCTACACCGATTAGTGAAGTTGAAGTAACTGCAGTTGAAAGTGCAGTTAGACGAGTCAAGATTTGACCTTCTGCTTCACGAGCGTGCTGAATAAGACCAAGCTCGTTGTGACGAGCGATCAATTCAGGATATGCACGAGACATCAAGTTACCGAACTGTAGCTGTAGTGTTACAGCATCAGTAGCAACTGTTGTCTCTGATGCAGCAGCAACTGTCAAGCTAAGCTTTGCAGATGGGCTTGGAGTCTGTGCTGAGTCGTTTGCTGCAGTCCAGATACCAACAGCGTTAGCGTATGAGCTAAGTACTGGTGGAGTTACGAAGCGGATACCGCCACGATCTGCCTGGAAACGAGGTAGTGCGTCACGAAGTGGACGATCAGTGGTACCAAGACCAAAGATGTCATACTTAACTTCGAATGGTGCTGAGTGGCCACCAGATGCAACAAGTGCTTCTGGACCAGCTACAGCTTGAACCTTTGCCCAGTTTGATTCTGCATCCTGTGTAAGGGTGCGAGCTTCTGGGTATTGTGTAGTGATAGATGCAACAATGTGCTGCTCTCCATCTCCACCATTAACACGACGAAGAGCGTGTAGACGCTTCTCCATCGCTACTGAAACGTCGGACATTGAGTCCATTGAGCTTCCAGCCGTATATCCAGGAATGTCTGCGCCCGCTGTGATCGCCACAGCTGCGGCAGAAGTCTCTGTGATAGGACGACGATCAGCCGGGACCTCGATATTGAGGTTGTCTGCATTTGCAGCGGCGGTCACGGGTGCCTCCATAATTTCTTGAGTCATTGACTCAGTTGGGTTTTCGGTTGTTGTTGCTACTGAAGCTTCTGCACCATCTGCAACATCAGCTGCTGCATCTGCAACATCAGAAGCTACTGCTTCATCTGCTACAACTGCTTCTGCTGGTGCTTCTTCTGATACTTCTGCTTCTGCTTCTGCTGTTGCATCTGCAACAACTTCAGCCGCTACTGCTGCTTCTGGCTCTGAGCCATCTGCAACAACAGCTTCCTCGGCTACGGCTGCAGCTTCGGTAATATTTGATTCTGCTGAGAACTCTGCGGTCTTATCCGCTTCGGTTGACGCTTCGGACATTTCTTCCTCTTTCTTTTTCTCTTCCTCATCCATCTCTTCTGATGGTGCTACTTCTTCTTCCATTGGCATTTCTTCTGCCACTGGAGCTTCGGCTGCAGGAACTTCTTCAGAAGGCATTTCATCTTTCTTGTCTTCACCCATTGCGGCTTCTGACTCTGATGCCATATCTTCTTTCTTTTCCTCTGAAGAATCGGATTCCATATCCTTTTCTTTGTCATCGCCGTATACACGAGAAGCTGCCTCGGCTGCTCGTTGTGCGAGCTCCTGTGCTGCTGCCTCACGTCGCTTGAATTCACCACGAACGGTGTCAAGCATGTCGGCTAATGACGACATTGCGTCAACTGTCTGGGGAGTTGGATCTTCTTTCTCAACGGACTCAAATTCCTTGATGATCGAGTTTTGCAGGTCGGTAACTTGATCGCTATCGAGATCTGCTAACTGGTCCATCATGTCTTTGATTTGGTCCATACTGTCCCTCCTCCGGGTCAGTTGCGACAGGTACTAATAACCTGTCTCGCTTATCAGTCAAAGGCCGAGGGACTCACAGACGCATTAGATGCGTGGAGGCACTCCACCTAGTTATATATTACATTACTTCTTATTTAGTTATTTGTACGGTTTTTGATCAACTTAGGTAAGTAACCTAAGAAGCTTTGCCATCTGGGATGAGATCTCTGATTGGTTGTAGAGCTCGCTTCCTGAGATAAATTTCTTAAGTTCGACAGTGGCTACATCGGCATCTTCCTTGCCAATCTTTGCCTCTACCTTTGTGATCATATCTTCCATAAGGTCACGAAGCGCTGGGGGAACGTCAGAGAAGCGAATCTTCTGTGCTTCCTCACCAAAAGCAAATGGGAGGTTAGCAATAACCTTTCCAAGCTCACCTGCGCTATTGCGGACATTCTCTAAAGATTCAGCATTTAGCGCTCCAGAGTCCAATCGGTCAATAATTCCGATCAAATCTGCGGCTGCTTTGGCTGCTCCAGCGTAGTTGCCAGTGCTGTCAAAGTTCTCTGCCTCTTTTACCTTATCCAAAACATTCTGAAGGCCAGAGGTTCCTAGGTCTTTCTTGATACGGGCTAGAACTGTTCTAAACTTTCCAGTTGCATCACGAGGTTGAGTTTCGGCTGTGTACTTAACACGGCCATCAGCATCTCTCTCTGGAGGTGCTTCACCATCGGTTGCTCTACCCTCTTCACGAGCTTTGGCTTCTTCCTTTAAAGCTTGAATTTCTTCAGGACTTAAGTCCACAATTTCTTCTGTAATTTGCTCTGCAAAAAGTGCTTCAGAATTGGTTGCAAACTCTGCTCCAAGACGAGTTCCATACTCTTCAGTACGAGACTTCATTGAAGCAACGATCTCATCGAGATTTGAAGCAGCACCCTTCCAGTTCTCTGGAATAAGTTCTTCTCTACCAAGACCAATAGCACGCTTCATAATGTGGCGCTTTACTTTGCCACGGCTTCCTGGCTTTGCACGACCATAAGCACGAATAGCATTCTTTAGGTCTCCAGCATTCCTGATTGGGAATGATCCATCTGGAAGTGCCTTACCTTCTCCAGCTAAACGCTCACGAACACGGCGAGAGATAACTGCCATTTCGTTTTCTGGGTTTTCATCAAACATTTGAATCATGTAGTCGATATCTTCTTCTGCATCTTCTTTGACTTTTTTAACCTTTGCAGCAAGCTCTAGCTTCTTAGCAGCAAGAACCTCCATGCGGTTTATCTCGAAGCGAGCACGGACATCGTTAGCAGAGGCAACTAACGCCATCTTCTTATCGCCTTCAAGATCGGCAATACGAGCATTAAGTTCTGCAAGTGGGTCGTTCTTAAGCATTGCAAGAGTGCTTGCACCTGCTGCAACCAAAGCCATTACCTGACCTGATGCAACACGAGCACGAGCGATTGGGAATCCTGGAACATTTACCTGACATACGGCAACTAGTTCTAGGGAATTCTTAATTGGGCGCCAGTCACCTGAAGGTGCTGATGCACGAAGCGCACGAATTTGTTCTGGGGTTGATCCTGGACGAACAGAACCAGCAACCCAAATACCATAAGCATCTTCTCCAGCATGAACATCTGCAATAGCAGACGCTGTGTCGTCATAATGACGAACTGCTTCGGAAGCTGATGCTTCTAGTCCAGCGTGTCCCCCCGCAAGAGTTAATTGTCCGACAGGAACATCAGTTCCGTTATCGGTGCGAACTACTCCAGTATGGAAGTAGGCATATTTGCTACGGCTACGAGGAGGCTTAGTTCCTGCTGTCATACCGATGTGGTCGACATGCCATGCAGCAATGTGTCCGAATACTCGGCCATCATCATCTACAGTAAGAGGTGTAGGTCCCTTAAGTTGTGGGTCGTCAAACCACTCTGTTGGTGGTGTTACTGGAATTGCTCCAGCAATCATTCCACAAGCAACTAGAGCCGAAGCTTCCAGAGCATTGACTCCCTCGACGTAAACTCCGTCAGGAATATTCACTTCTTCCTCCTCAACGCTTGCATCATCTGCAAGCTGAATTGTGCACTCTTGGAAAGCAGGTTTAGGCACGATAGTCACAGCCATGACTCGTGCTTTTGTAATAGTAATTTTACCCGCATCTACCTTAGTGTCAGATCCGTTTTCATCATCTTTGCGCTCATCATCTGCCTCGAACTGGTCTAGGTCAGCTGACACTCCTCTGATGAAACCTCCACGCACTAAGCGCTCGGCTTCCTTACCATACTCGCCAGTATCAAAGTGACCCTTGGCATTTCCAATACCATCGTCAGTTCTTTCCATACTAGTAATCTGACCAACTACGACAGAACCATCATGTCCTTCGCCTGTTTTAATCTGCCATAGGAGAGGTAGAGGAAGTTCTCTCATATCAAGAGCACCCTTCTTCATAATTCTTCCATCGCCAGATTCGACACCTTCAGGGATAACAAGAGGGATTACAAACGCTGAACCCATGGACTTATCGGAGTCGTAACCACCCGCTGTTAAGACTCTAGACTTAGCATCGGCTGCTTTAGCTCTCATAACAAAAGTGCTCAGAAGTTCGTCATAAGAATGCATAGTATTGACAGAAAAATCAGACTTTCTATCGTTCTTACGATCTCCTGGCCAGTAGCCATTCATCTCTTTGTGACGAAGAGCGCAGTAGCCTTTGGCACGAGGACCCATGTACTTTGCAAGTTGCTTGTAACAACGAGTCCAGTCTCCAGGAGTCTTCCAACGAATCTTGGCTGCACCCTTACCATAGGTCCAGTAGCGACGTAGCTTTTCTGCTTGTCCACGATTGCGATCTAAACCACCTGCTGCTGTGACAGATTTCTTTCCATCTACCTGCTCTAAAACATCTGCCAAGTTCGTGTCATCTAAAACAACAGTTGGAGGTGGTGTGGCACTACGAAGGTCAGACAAAATTTGTGGTTCTGGGATCCACTTTCCATCTTTACGAGTAAATGTTGTTGGTTGAGTGCTTGCATCAGATGCTGGTACAAGTGCAACAAGATCCATTACCGCTTGAGGGTCGTCAGGAGAAACAATTGCCATATGCAAGATAGGAACATCAGAAGTCTCTGGTGTCATCTCTTTTGGAGCATCGACTGATGCCTTAATTGGTCGACCTTGTGAATCAAGCTTTGGACTCTTAATACCTTTAGGCTCTACAAATTTTTGAGTTTTTGTTGGATCAACAAAAGGATTGTACTTACGACGAGAATCTGGACCTGACTCTAGCCAAGGCTTTAGTGCAGGAATATTGTATGCATTTACCTCTTGAGTCCAGTTGTCAAATTTTTCTGGATAATACTTATAAAGAGGGTTATCTTTTGAAACTTCTTTTTGTGGTCCATCAGGTGTTCCAGCTTTTAGATTTGCACCACTTTGTGGTGTAGCAGGGGTTGGAGCAACATCTGGAGAAAGTCTTTGCTCTGATACCCACTGAGGGAAGTTATCTAACATTAATTGTAGGTTTGAAGCGTTAAGTGGAGGAAGTGTTCCTGGCATACGAATAGGTGAATCCATAGGAGTGCGAGGCTCTCCAAGAATTCCGTTTGTATTTAACTCGCCTTCAGCAACTCCTTGAGGAATTGGTGTGTATGTATCTAAAGGCTCTGTAAGCTTTGCATTAATATCAATAAGGTTTCCATTGTCTAACTCAACCTTGACAGTTCCAGTTGCATTATCAATAGAGCGAATATTTCCTTGATAGTTAGGACGACCACCGATAACTACACGGCCACCCATCTTGGCAAACTTACCTGTCTTGTCACGAAGCTGTGCACCAGCATTTTTTGCACGTTCTTCTGGAGTGTAGTTTCCATCTCTGCTAGATGGAGCTTCGCCAGCCGCAGTTAAAGAGTCATCAAAATCCCACATAGATGCTTCATCGTCTGGAAGAATAATTTCATCCATTAGCTCCCAGTCGATTTCTGGTTGAGCATCAACAATCATCTTGTGCTCTTCTGGTTGAAGCTTGTCAATCCTATGAGCAATTAAAGGTTCATTATCTAGAAGAGCAGCAATAAGGAGTGCTGTTTCTGTGTCAACTGGCATATGTGTTTTAGGAACAGTATCTTCAATATCATCCAACATCTTGTCATAGCTGTGGTGATCGTTCTCTGAGTTGCCCATGTCATCCCAGTTACCGTCATCCCACACATACACTAAACCGCTAGGTTCAATACGATAAAGACGATCAATACCAGATCCATCCATACGAATACGAACAAAGAATTCAATTACATTATCTTCAGGCATTGTCTTTGAAGTAATGAAAGAGTCGTAATCAACAGCCTTTGGCATTTCGTGCTCGTATGACTCATAGCCATAAGCAAGCATTGCGTTTGACTTCGCTGCTTTATTTTCACGTTCTACAATTGCTGATGCCCAACGCTCTGCGGCATCTCCACCCCAAAGTGCCCAAGCAATACGGCCATTAGATGGATAGTTCTTCTGTCCCGGCTTGTAGCCAGTTCCCTTTTTATCTACTTGGTGGCGTGGGAAGTATTTAGCAATATGACGAACCTTGCGAATGCCAATCTGTCCACCACGAGCAAGAGTGCGAGCAGTATTCAAACCAACTGAAGTACCACCACGGTCTTCTTCTTTACGCCAAGCAAGTCCACGCTTTGCTTCTGCAATAACAGAGTCTGGAATTGTGTACATACGGTCGTTATTTGAGAATACCTTGATATCAAGAGATGTCAAAGCAGCGGCTGCAAGCTCTACTGCTGTATCGGTAGGACGAGCACCTTTTGAATCCCATTCGAAGGATGCGATGAGAGGCTCTTTAATATCTAAAGCAGTAACGATGTTTACAGAGTCATCAACAACGACGCCCTTATCATCTGATACAAAGAGGGCTCTAGTTCCGTTACGACCGATAAATTCCATCATGCTTGTTTTGACTCCTCTGTTACTGGTCCACCAGCTACCCATGCACGACATGTGCGGGATGCAGCGCATTTAAAGTCGAATGCTTCACAATACCCTAGATCGCCAGCCTCGATTGAGCCCCAAGCATCATTTCCTGCCTCGTTTCCAAGCCCAGAAGCAATGCAATCAAGCATCTTTGGAGTCTGAATAAACACAGCACAATTGCCACATCTTTGCTGCTTAGCGGTCTCGGTATCTACAGACCACTCGTCTGCAATTGCTTGCCAAAACTTATTATTTGGGAGTGCTGGATTAAGAGGTCCGTACATTGCTGAGTCAATAGCCTTTTTACGATTATCTAGGTTTATAACAATATCTGAGGTAGCAGGAGGGCACCCTTCAGATGTTTCAACTGCAGCAGTCATAGATTTGCCGCTCTCTTCAAAAGAGTATGTAACTTCGTAATCTTTTACTTGATCATATTTAAGGTAAGTTTTTGCTTTCTGAGCCTCGTCAAACATATCTGTAACTACTTTGTAGTCAGCAGGAAGAATGTCCATAATTGAAAGATTCTCAAGGCTAATATCTTCTGGAGACAACGCAAGCCATTGTCCATCTACTCTTGTAAAAGTACCAAACTTTTCTGTAGAAAATACAGCTTGATAAACAACATTCTCGCCGTTTGCATAGATTAGAGACATGCCTTCGAGCGGGTAGGACTTAGCGTTAGAAAGTTTCATAGCTTTTCCTCATCCTCAGGCTCGTAGGAGTCAGCATTGGGATCAACCTCTGCTAGCTCGATAATCTTGCGATAAGCAGCAACGACTGCCTCGTTGTACTTTTCTTTATCTGACTTAGCCATTATTATACCGTCTTCTCTAGGTCTTCTTCTTCTTCTTCTTCTGGATAATCTTCTTCAGAAGGCTCTGGGTTGTAGTCAGCAGGTAGAGGATCCACAATTTCATACTCAAAATCATCCGACATTTAGATTTGCCTTTCTGTAAGATTCTTTAAGGTTTTCTGCAGCTTCACGGCCAAGTACTTTATCAGTGATAAAAATATAATTCATTCTATACTCTACACCATGAGCATCATGTCCCTCTGCTACGCTAATTGTTGTAGCAAAATGAGCGATTTCGTGAAGAATATTTGGTTCACTTTTTGCTAAAAGTCTATTGATTTTTAATGATGATATAAATGAACCGTTTTTAAAGCCATAAGTATATTTACCACCATGGCTCTTACCACTGAACAGGGTAACTGGAGGTCTTCCTAGTTGTCCTCCATCACCAAAGGCTTCTACAAACCAATCGGCGGTGATTATATCTTTTACATAGTTTTGAACACCTTTTGGAGACCCGTCTAAATGTTTTTCTCCTATTGAAGATTGAATATTTGTTGATCTTTCAAGGTAGTAGTTATTAAAGTCTTTAACATATTTTTTATGAGCTGCTATATAAGAGTCACTATCTTGAAAATCTGCACGTCTAGGGGCAGCAGGTGGTTCCATATCTTTCTGCAGTTGAGGCTGGTATTTTTCTTCTGCACCATATACTTTTTTAATATCTACATCGGTACGATTTACAGCTTTGGTAAATGCCTCTCTAGGGCTAAGATCGTGTCCACCTTTTATACCAGCAGGTTTTATATCATCTTCTTGAGCAATCTCTTCTCCAGTTTTACCCTGCTCACCGACATTAGGTTCAGGAGTTGACTCTGGCTTTAGTCCTGCATCTTCTGCAATTTCGTCGCCTGTCTTACCTTCACTGCCAACACTGTCTTCTTTTCTCCAAACAAATATTTTTTTATTTTTATCAAAAGATTCAATTCCGCCACCTCTAGAGCCTATAACCTTAGTAGATGCAATAACGTTATCTTCTCCAATATTAATAGCTACGACTCTTTTTTTACCTGAAATATCTAACCTATCTCCAACTTTTAGATCAGTAGGATCTATCTCTGATCGGATATAACCCTTACTAGTAGGTTTAGGAGAAGAGTCTACCTCTTCTGAGATTTCTTCTCCAGTCAGACCTTCGCTACCAACACCTTCGCCGACAGGCTCTACAGGATTTCCTTCTTCATCAAACTTAGCTGGCTCTTCTTGCTTTCCCAGCATGTGGTCTACAGCCTTCTGTGCTTGCTTGGCTGCCTTGATAATCATTTGTGGATCGTTCTTAAGAGCTCCAAGCCATGACTTTGCATATGATGCAACGTTACCGAAGTCAATCTCAACGCCTAAGCGTGCTGCAACAAGTGCAACAGAGATCTCTGCAATAAGTTCTTCTTCACCACGGCTTGCCTTATGAGTTCCGTAGTTATCTGTAAGGTCTTTGCGGTTTACACGAGATGGATGTCCTGTGCTGTGTGCAAGTTCGTGAACTAGTGTCTCAAAGAGATCTTGTTCTGCACCGAACTGCTCACGCAGTGGTAAATGGATACTGTCAGTTACTGGTGAGTAATAAGCGCCGTCCTGAGACTTGTAGAAAATTTCTGGACGATCCTTGTATGTATCAAGAAGAGTCTGCTCTGCTTGGCTTACTGGGATTGGCTCACCTTTAACAAGTGGTGGAAGATTAATTCCTTCTGCTTGTTCTACGTTAAAGACGTTAATAACCTTTGGAGGTGTGTAAATAAATACCTCTTTAGTAGTTCCATCTGGCTGTTCAACTTTTTTGAATTTTGGAGTCCAGTGAATAATTGAAGTTGCTTTTTCGCCACGCTTAATGTTTCCACCAAGCTTTTCTGCTTGCTTGTATGTAAGCCAACGATTATCTGACCAACCATTGCGCTCCTGAGCTGCCCAGAGTACGAGGACGTTTGTTCCTTCATACATCTTGCCAGTTGCAACGCTAGTTGGAAGGAATCCTCCACCAGTCCAAGGCTTACGCCAAGGAGCAGTGCCAGCTTCAAGGGCTGCAATAATTGCATCTGCAATCTTTTGTGTAGCTGGATCAATCTTTTTTGCAGTTTCCTGTACTTCATTATCAAACTCTTCTGGTGTAACTGGTACTGGATCTGTTTGAATGTTATTTGCTTGTAGTATTAAAGATGATGGAGTTGCTTGCTCATCCTCATCGGATGTGTAGTCATTAACCCAGCTAAGAGGTCCTAGGTAGACTTCTTTCTGTGCACGAGTAATTGCAACATATGCAAGACGAAGTTCTTCTGGTGCTGGCATATCAATCTCGCCAGTTTCTTTATTAAACTTTGGTCCCCAGAAGTCATCGTAAATGCGAACCTTATTCCACTGCAGACCCTTTGACTGGTGAGCTGTTGTTACAACAACATCTGCTGATGCTGAGTCTATAATTCCAGAAAGTGACTTTTTAATTTTGTTTAACTGATCTGTTCTTTCTAGATCATCTTCAATAACTTTGTCTCTAACCCATACATCAACAGTTTCACCCTTTTTGTTTTTAGCTTTTTCTCCAGTCTTTCTAGCTGGCATACCTGCATTACGAAGTTTTTCTGCAAGATCTGGAGTTGTATAGCCAGTGACAATTATTGTATTTCCTTTAATTTCGTATTTTAATTTAGAACCTAGATCACCTGAAGATCCATCTAGTGCGTCGTCTATTTTAATAGGGACATAGGATTTACGAGCTGCTTTACTTTCTTCAGTTTCTTCACGCTCTACAACAACACGATCTAAAATGTCACGGATACTTTGCATTCCGTTCTGAGTTACTAAGTCATAGAAAGCCTTAACTGGACGAGCTTTTCCTTCTCGTACTGCAGTCGAAAGTTCTTCCCAAGAGTCGTACATTCCGATTTCTGCGTTGTACTTAGCTGGCTTTGAGCCTTTCTTTCCGCCCATTAGCCAACTTGTTGTATCAATAACTTCTTCAAGTCTTGTCTTGGTTGACTGACTAATACCTACAGTTTTTCCTTGCTCAAGATACTCAAGCATTGCCTTAAATCCGCCACCGTTTGTGCGAACAAGAACTGCATCTGGATCTGGCATTTCGTCAAGGCTTTCTACAACTTTTCCTTGATCTTTTCCAGCTCCAACAACTCTCTCTGGCTTTCCAGCAACAGCAAGGAATCGGTTAGCAGGTGCTGCAATATTTGGACCGAATCGGAATGACTCGTTAATCTGAAGTTTCTCTGCTCCCTCAAGGGTATCTAGCTGATCCTTAGCCCCACGGAAGCCATAGATAGATTGATTTCCATCTCCAACAAATACCTTTTGTACATTTTGCTTACGGACCCAGTCGCCAGCAACATCATTAATATCTTGTGCCTCATCAAAGAAAATAATGTCTGCTGCAGGGATCATTGTTGCCGGGTTTGCACCAGCCTCACTTGGAGACATTGTTACATCAATACCATTTAGCTGAACATACTTCTCTGGGAAAGATTGATTCATAGCCAAGCGACCCGTAGGGCTTGAAATGTCGTCCCACCAGCGATTTGCATAATCAATAAATACTTCAGGGATGTCTACAAAATTATCTGTAAAGTGTTTAGGCATAATCTTATCGTCTGCACTTTGTGCAAAAGCTGTAACTGCCTGACGAATAACAGATACTACATCTTTACTTGATAGAGTTGCTTCTACCTTTTCTCCATCTTTTTTAATCTCTGTAACCTTAACTGGTCCAAACTCAAGATGATCTGCAATATCTGTTGGAAACGCTATAGCTGTCTTATCAAAACTACGCTTTTGCATCCACTTAGGTGAGTGATGCCAAGCAACTTGTGTATTAGTTCGTGCAATCATATTTGAAGGACGATCTGGATCAGCGTTAAGTTCTGCAGCTACAGCTTTGTTAAATGCAATGTAAAGAATAGTTTTGTCTGGATCTTTTTCTGCAACAGCTTTTGCAGCCATCTTAAGTGTGCTGGTCTTGCCTGTTCCAGCAAGAGCTTGAACAATTACATCCTTACCAGCAACTACAGCATCAATAACTGCTTGCTGCTGTTTAGTTGGCTTAATTCCCTTAGGTTCTACATCAGGGCTGTCTACAATAAAATCTGGATCTGTTTCATCATCTGGGCTACCTGCAGACTCAATTGGGAACTCTCGATTAAATGAGACCATTCCCATATTTTGAAGGTCAGGTTTTTCTCCTAGAGGGAGAGTGACTTCATCTTTCTTTTCAATAGCTGTATATAGATCTGGAGATCTAACGCTGAACCACCAGTTTGGAATAGATGGATTATCGAAATAGAAAATCTTTCCATCTGATTTGATAACTGCTTCAGTGTTGCTTGGACCAATTTTGACAATAATATCGTCTGGTTCAAAGTCTTCACGATATTCAAGCTCTTTTTTATTTGGCTTTACAAATGTATATGTTGCCTTTACAGGTTTTCCAGTAGAAAGACTTGGCATAAATGCTGTAACAGATCTTTGATGACCCTTTTCATATTGAGATATGTCTTGAACTGCAGCTGTAAGTTCTTTTAATGCTTCAGGACTTACTTGACGGTAGTTGAGGTCAAGAGCGTACTTCATTCTCTTTTCTTCGTTTTCTTTCCAAACTCTGCTTCGTTCTTCAGCATCCATAACTACAGGCTCTTCAGGAATCTCGACTGTAGGAGTGTTGTCTGCAACATCTCCAGTAAGAAGTGAAGTTAGTTCTTCTGCAGTTTTCGGAGTTTCGTTAGGATTTACTGGCTCTCCAACTGTTGGAGGTGTTGTATCTACAAAGAAACCGCCACCATCATCTGGATTAATAATCTGTAGTGAACCTGCTGAAATATTCTCACGCTTAGCAGCGTCATCAAACTTTACCTTGACATAGTTCTTGTATCCACGAGGACCGTATGTTGTAAGGATTGCTCTGACTTCACCTATGCGGCCGTGCTTAACTCCACGAACTTTATCGCCAACCTTAAGAGCGACACCATCTGCTGAAAGATGATTGATAGATGCATCTGGGCGAACAGCAAGTACTGCAGCCTTAGTTGTGTCATCTACTGGAAGACCCTTAACTGCTTCTTCAACAGTTGCATCTGGCTTAGCACCAGATGTAATTGTTTCGATTGCATCTGAGACAATACTCTGAGTTTCTTCTGGAGTAATAGACTTCTTACCCTTAGGTGTAGGAGTCTTAGGCTTTGTCTTAGGCTCTGGAGCAACAACTACTGGCTTAGATACTAGATCTCTAACTTCTGCAGGTGTCTTACCAGCTAGCTCATTGCGACGACGAAGTGTTCCCTTGAGAACCTTGCCATTAGACCAACCAATTCCTGGAGACTTCTTCTCTGTAACTCGTGTGCTGTAGAGATCGCCAGTTCCAACAATTCTACGAATAACAATAGTTCCGTTTGGATCTTCTGGGTCTTGCTGAAGATCTACAACTTCGTGGTATCCGCCACCTTCTGCTGGGACAAAGTCACCAACCTTAATGTCACCAACAGTTGCTCCACCTTCGTCAACAACAAATGTGTTTTCGTCATCTTCGATCCAAGAGTTGTTAATCTTTCCGCCAAAAATTGACTCGTATGTATACTCTTCAGCAGAGTCTGTGCTTCCTTCAGTGCCAAAACCAGATGTTGTTCCAGTCTTGCCAAGCATCTCGTCTACAGATACTTGCTCTCCAGACATACCACGTTTAATTGCTTCAGCTACTGCGAGCTCTGCTTCTTGCTTTTTAAATGCTTCTAGTTTTTCGTTGTATGAAGAACGCTTAGCTTCAAACTCTGCAAGACGAGTTGCAACATCAAACTCTCTATTGTCAGGCTTCATATCGCCAAGCAAACCTTCTAGGATTGCTGGAAGAACTTCAGAGTCAGTTCTGGCATCATGCCATTCTTCATCTGTCTTTTCGATGCCGTAACGCTTAGCAACTTGACCAAGCTTATTGCCTTTAGGAGTTATGCTCTTTGCTAATTCAAGGGTATCAATAACTCCATCTATGTTGTAATCGATTCCAAGCTTCTTAGCCCATTGTTCAAAAGTATTTGTATCGAACTCAGCGTTGTGTGCAACAAAAATTGCATCTTGTCCAGCAAACTCTGCAAATGCACGAAGCTGTTCTTCAATAGATGGCTGGCTTGCTAGGAACGCATCGTCAACTGTTTGACCGTCGGAGCTAAGCAGCTTAGCTGGGTCAATAACTTTATTTCCTTCTGCATCTGTTGTGTAATAGTAATCTCCAAGAGGCTCTCCTGGATTGATGAATAGGTTGATCTCTCCAACCTTTTCTCCGCCTTCCCAAACAGATGCTGCAACCTGAATAGGTGCATCAGGATTATCATTATCAAACTTTCCAGTCCCTACTGTCTCAAAGTCGAAGTAAACAACTCGCTTGCCCTTAAGAGCATCTGAGATTGCTTTTCCATCTTTAAGATTTGCAAGTTCTGCAGCTTTACCAAAGAATGCTGGACGATTTCCACGATTATAGCTATTAGGCTTTTCTACAAGTACTGCAGGAATCTCTGATGCTGTTAGATCAGGTGTGTATACCTTGCCAGCTTCTTTTCTTGCTGCTGAAATTTCTGCATTCTTATCTTTATAAGCCTGACCCTTAAGAGTTCCTGGCTCGATACTTTCGATTGCTGGCTTATCGCCCTTTGCAGGAATGTTTTCTGCCTTTTCTCCACGGAGAACTTCAACAGATGTACCAGTCTTCCAAGACTTAACTTGTGATTCATGCCCTGGATAGTATCCACGGATTTGAACCTTCTCTTCTGCTGGCTTTCCATCAGCACGCTCGACCATAACTGTTCCTGGTAGAACTTCTTCAATAACAAAGAACTCGCTCAGCTCGCCGTTCTCGTCACGACGGAACGCAATATCGTTTGGCTTAAGATCTTTACCAAGTGCATTAACAACATGAAGAGTATTTTCGGGTGTGAATTCTTTTAGAGGTGCATCAACTTCTGGAGCAGACCAAAGAGCCTTCTGAGAAGAAAGTTGCTCTTGATACTTTTCCATATCTTGTTCAAATTGCTTTTGCTCAGCTGGGTCTTTTAGCTCCCAATCGCCGTTGACCTTTGTAAGCTTTCCGTAATCGCCCATCTTTGGCTGATTGAGTTCAGGTAGATCTCCCTTTGCAGGAGGAGTTACATCACGATAAACATCGAAGAGAACATCGTCTGCCCAAAGCTTACTTGACTGCTCTACTCCACCAGGATAATAGCCACTTACACGAGAAGCTGGAACCATCTCTCCATTGCGCTTCTTTTCAAATCCTGGTTCTACCTTTGTAACTGTAAAGAAGTCCTTAGTCATAACATCGCCAGCTTTAAGATCTACTGTCTTAGATGTTGCAATGCGTGGTGTTACTGCTACTGGAGTTGCAGGAATTGCTTCTGGAGTTGCAGGAGTTGACTCCACAGAAGTTTCTTCTGCACGAGCCTTCTCATCTTCTTCGATTAGTTTATCTTCACGCTCTCTGCGCTTTCTATCACGAATCTCTTTAACTCTTTGCTTTCTTTCTGCTTCAGCAATCTCATCTGGAGTCAGTGGGTTAGGTTTGCCTCTATTTGCCTCTTCTTCAAGGCGAGCATCCATTTCGTCATAGAGCATGTTGAGCATGTCAACCATTTGCTCGTTTGTAAGACCTTCTAGGTTTTTTCTAAATTCCTTCATTGCTGCTTGAATGTAAGGAGATTCGTTTTTAAGAGCTCCAGCCCCCCACTTAAACCACATGATTCTGTTGATCATGTCTTTGCGTGACCCGAAGTCTGTTACTGGAGGTTCTGGATTTTGAACGGCATCAATTAGCTCGTCAATTGATGGTGGATTTTCAGGGTCAGCCATAATGTCAACAATGGCTCCCTTAGCTGTTGTATCCGCTGCGTCATCCAACTCTCCTTCAAAAATTACAGCATCTTGTCTAGCCTTGTCGTACTCTTCTCTTTGTTCTTTAAGTAGCTGCTCAATTCGCTCTTCCGCCTCTGTAAGAGGTGGAGGGTTTTCAATAAGATCTCTAATCTCGGCATCAATTTTTTTCTTCTGCTCGTCTGTTAAAGCTGGCCGTGGGTCATCACCTTCTGGAGGTCCTGGAAGTCTATTCCCATCTTCATCAAAGAAACCTGCTCTTTGATCTGGTAGAGACTCTGGTGGAAATAGTTGTTCAATTTCTGAAGTAGATTCATCAAGTGAAGGTAGCTTAATTTCTTCTGAAGAAGACTTGCCCTTCATATTCTTTTCGTGGTAATCAAATGCTTCTTGTGGAGAGTTGAACTCTACGGATTGTTCTAGAGAGCCACCAAGAAGGAACCAATACTTAGCGCCGGGTTCATCTACAAGATCAAGAATTGTTCCATCTTCATTCTGAGCAAGAGTTGAAGACTCTGGATCCTTTGACCAACCTGCTGGCAAATTGTCTGGAAGAGTATTAGGAATTTGATCCTTATCTTTTGTAATCTCTGGGCCAGCAACATCTGTAGTATCTGGTGCTGCTTCTTCAGGAGCCTCTGGTGTTTCATCAATTGCATCTAGATCAAGTCGAGCTTGTCCTTCTCTTTCGAGTAAGTCTATTCCAAATCTATCTTTAAGTTCCTTGAGGAAAGCCTTAGCTTTTTTCTCATCCATGCCAGACTTTGTTTCAGCCTTAGCATCTGGGTTCCAATCAAAACCGTTGTCATCTAGAAAGTCTTTAACTTCTTGAATTCTAAATGGAGCCTTCTTACCTGAGCGAAGCTCTAGGCGATCTCCCCTGAGACGATAAGAGACCTGAGGAGCAATTGCATCCTCTTCTGCTTTTTTCTTATCTTTCTCAATCTGCTTGTCTAGCTTTGCAATTTCTTTTGCAAGAGTTTCACGAACAGAATCGATTGCTTTGTTTTCAATAACATCTGACTCTGAAAGATCTCGCTTAGCAAGTTCAAGCTGCTCATCTGCTGCCTTGAGAATGTTTCTTTCATTCTCTGCTGAGCGCTCGCCAGTTCTAAAATCCTTGAAACCAGCACGAGCTGATTGTGTTGGATCTTGCAAGATATCGAGTGCATACTGAACACGGGCGGAAGGTCCTGGTTCAAATCCATATTCTCCAAAATCAATTGCTTCTACTTCACTTCCAGCTTCAAAGCCTTCCATCTCTTTATCTTGATAATCAGAAAGCAGTGGGCTATCAAATGTTGGATCGTTAAAGAAACCAACAAGTCTTGCAAAATCTTTATTTTTCTTGAGCATCTCTTGGAAACGAGGATCCTTAGATGTTTCATCGATTACATCTTCTGGTCCCCAACCCTCCTTGAGAGGATCTTTTCCAGACTTAGTTCCCTTGCCTTCATCTGGGATTCTTGCTGTAGGAGTCTCTGCTACAGGCTCTTCTTCAAGAGCAACTTCGTCTTCTGAATCTACTTCATCCCAAGTGCCGTCAACAACTTGCTGATTAGTCTCGTCCATGTCGAAGTTACGAAGCTTCATTGCATCACGAAGTACTTCACTTGGTACTTGAATAGTTTGGACTTCGTTGTTTTCGTCTAGATCGCCAAATGGTGCAAAGCCGTCTTCGTCATACTTGTTTTTAATTGCACCGTTATATGACTCAACTAAATCTTCATCAGGAATATCTGAGTTAGCAATATCTAAAGCTTGAGCACGCTCTTCTTCGCTAAGAATTCTATTTTGAGGAGGTGTAGAGCCTTCTGGCCATTCAACTGGAGCATCTTCTGTGAGATATGGAGTGTAATCCTTGCTCTTATCAAACTCTGCTTGCTCTTCTTCTGTAAGTCCATCAATAAGAGCAGGGTATGTAGATGGCTCTGCATCTTCAGTAATCTCTGGTATCTCTGCAACAGGAGTTTCCTCTTCTGCAGGTGCTTCTGGTTCTGGTTCTGGAGCCTTTGTTACTTCGTCAAATACTTCACCAAGCTTCTTTGGCTCTCCAACTTTGCCTTCTTTATCTAATTCACGCTTTGCAGCAAGTGCATCTTCGTTCTCGTTTGTGCCAAGACGCTTATCGTATGCTTGAGCAAGTGCAAGTTCTGCATCTCCGCCCTTTTCATCAATTGCCTTAAGGATTGCTTCTGCTGGAACTTCTTGCTCTCCACCAGTAGGTTCTCCATCAGGCCCAACTGAATCTGGGAATGTTAAACGACCAAGACCAGTATCAAGTGCATCATCAAGACCTTCAATAAGTTCATCACCTTGAAACATGTTTGCAAGAGATGCAGGGTCGTCATACTCAGAGACTGAGCGATATGGTGCAGTTGGGTCGGTTACTTCGTAAGTATCTTCTGGAACCTTATAGTTAAATCCTTGAGGTGCTTCTGCAGGAGTTTCTGGTTCTGGAAGACGTGCAATCTCTTCCTTCTTAAACTTATCTTGCTGATCTACAAGTGGGGTCTCATCTTCAGGAGTGTTGTCATCCTGAGTAATCTTTGCAAGCGGTGTGCGACCTTCTTCTTCATCAAGGAATCTTTGATCTGTTTGAATTCTTTGCTGTGCATCGTTCCAATTCTGTGTGTAAGCAAATGGAGTGCCACCACGACGTGAAACTGCGTAGATTGGCTTCTCTGGATCCCAGAACTGCTTACCTGTGTCTGCATCTGTTTCGCCCTGCTTATCAACTGCAGCATCGTCTAAGTCACGCTCTGCTCTAATCTTGTTTGTTTCAGTTAAGTCTGCAAGAGCACGCTTGTTGTCATCAAACTTAACTACATCATAAGCCTGATCTGTGTACTTAGTTGTTCCCTGCTTGCTTCCTCTTTCATCTTTCTCGAATGAGCTAGGGCTTTCCATAAATGTAAGATCTGCTTCATCAATGATTGGATCATCCATATCATCTGCTGTTGAGCCAGCAGGTGTAAAGCCATCTTTCTTTGCTGCAGGACTTGGAAGAAAATTACTTCCTCGTGCCTGACGAATTGGCATTGCAACAATGCGACCATCACCAAGTTCAACGTCTGCAAGTTGTGGACTAAAGATGTTCTGACCAACTGCACGACCTGAAAGGCTTGCTGTGCTTCCATCACGACGTCTTACCTTGATACCAAGGCCGCCAAACATCTCAACCCAACGGCCAAGACGATCACGGAGCTGGAGAGCAACACGAGCACGCTTTGCAGCAGCAGAGTTTCCTCCACCATACGCTGCAGTCATTGCTTCTAAAGGAATGTGACCTTGTGGAAGATTCTCAAGACGTGTAATTGCATAAAGTTTTTCTGGAGAGTTAGCTGGAGCAAGCATTGCAGATGCAATAAGTGCTTTAGCGTTTTCATCTGTGATCCGTGGATCATCTGTAACCCATTGAACGTGTGTACGAATCATCGCTGATGCTGTCATCGAGTGTTCACGGGTCGAACGTGGATGTGTAAGAGGCAAAAGATCTGTATTAAAAGCTGTTAAGCCAACTACCTTGTTATATTTTGCAAGAGAAATGTAATTTGAAAGCTCTGTAAGTGCTTGATGCTTACGAACCGAGAATGGAAGACCTTCAGAAGCATGTAATGAGCGAGAAATAACACGGAAAGCTGATCTGCGATTTACTCTACGACTATTTGTTGTAAATTCATTAGCTGATTCGATCATCTGCAACGCTTCGTTGCGAATAATGCGTGCCTGTTGACGAGTACTGAAGATAGTCTCGCTTTGAGAGAGGATGTGAAGTTGTCTTTGATTTTTCTTAGACATTATCTTCTCTGTTTCTAGGTAATAAGTCTGAATCCATGCTTTCATAACCTAGTATTGCAAAATTAGATGCTCTCTTAAATGGATCTTCATTATTACGAACTCCACGAAGCCAAGCAGCACGAACTGCATGCTCTGCTTCGTAACCAAATCCAGAAAACTCGGCTAGAGAAAGAATGGCGTGCTCTGGAGAGTCGTACTCTTCTTCATCTTGTAGTTCTACAGTGAGCTCTTGTTCAAAACGATACTCCTGTGCAATCTGTGCAAGCTCTTCTACTGATTGGATTTCTGTTCCGAGTTTCTCGGCTTCGAGAACTCCGACATCAACCACCCCATCTGGGATAACAGCGAAGCGACACTTACCCTCGTCTTCGACTTCCATGTCGATGATTCTGCATGCGCCGTTACCCATGTATAGAACACAAGAAGAGCACTTGACTCCGATACCTCTGACATCGTTTTCTTCGGGTGGTGTGTATCCTGCCCAGATTCCTGTTGCATCTTCATTAAACTTTCCATACTTCTCAGCGATCTCAATGAGAGCATTAGCTAGGTCTGATTCTTCTGGAACTAATCCAGCCGAAGCAGTGATTGAGTTGTTCTTTTTTGTTGACCGAGGATGCTTTGCTGGGAGTAAGTCATTATCTGACTTATAAGCTGAGTTCGCTGGCTTACCAGACTTAAGCAACTTAAGAAACGCATTAACACGAGCCATAGCCCAACCGTTGCGAGTCATACCTGGGCGATGTGATACTGAATAAGCACCAGCACCACGTCGATAAACAGCCTTAAGCATTCCTAAGGTTGCACGACGACCTTCTCTTGCTTTTTCGTTATGAGTCTCTACTTTTTCTTTAAGAGACTTTTCTACTGCTTTAGAAAAAACTATTTTACGAGATCCTGATGCAGAACCTTTTTTGTTTTTGCTAGAGCCTTTAATTCTGTCTTTTCTAGGAGCAGGAGTTTGAGAGATAGTGCGCTTTTTCTTTGCTGCAAACTCTGAATCATCTGAAGCATCGACAGGAACGCAGTTAGGAACCATTTTGCCGTTCTTTTCCTTCATTCCAACTTGCTTGTAACCTTCCCAGCACGGATCTCCCGCTGATACAAGTGAAGTAACTACATTATCGATTGGCTCGTTAGACATTTTCTGTTCCCTCAGGTGCTGTCTCTGCATCTGGGGATTCAGCAACGTTTCCTGTTGCCTGTGCACCTGCAGATGCTTGCTGAAGTGCTTGCTCAACCTCTGGAGGTAGTGGGGCAACAGAAGCTGCTTGCTGTGCGGTGCGAATTGCATTCATAACATCTGGTGCAACTGCTCCGAGCATTGCTTCTGTAAGTTCTGGTGTGAGGGTTCCACGCTCTGAAAGCATACGGATTGCCATCTCTGTTGGAGTTGGTGCATCTTGGTCTGAGAAGCCATGAGCACGACGCCATGTGTCGTATGAAACTGCACCACGGTCAAATCCTGAGTCAGCATCTGCTGCACGGTCATTGCGAGTTGCAATTGCTGATGGGTCATACCAAACAACAATGCGGTTTACATCTGTATCTGTAAATCCACTTGCGATAAGGTATGGACGAAGGTAGACAACAGTAAGAGCATCTGCGATAAGCAACATCATTGGTTCAATGTGTGACTTGTAGAGAGTCTCGTCAATCTGAAGTGCGTTTGAATACTTAACGTTTGCAAGACCTGTAACAACATCCTTTGGAACATCTAGTCCCTGAAGGATGCGTTCTAGAACACGATCAGAACGCTCGGCAAGAGCTGGATCGAATGAACGCTCAAACTTAAATTGCTTAATCTTGTCGCCAAGCTCTGCAGGACCACGGATGATTAGCGGAACAACTGCTGATGCGGACTCTTCGTCACGAATCGGAGTTGTCATCGCATCCATTAATTGTTCTTCGAATTCGTCCTCTGCTTCTTCAGCAGTAAAGTTTGGACCGATACCATCCTCAGAATCGTAGGGGTAGTCTGGATCCGCTTGCGCCGCAACCGAAAGACCATCAGGAAGATAAAGAGCACCAGCATTAAGGCGAGAACGAGCAGTAGCACGGAATGTCCTATTCAGTAGAAGGAGTTCGGCACATAAATCTAATAAACCACGAAGTGATGAATCTGCTTCATCTGAGAAACGTGGATGTGAACGCCAGATACGTCCTACGAATGCATTCTTTGAAAGCTTTGTAGCTAAACCGTTGTTGTTGGTCTGTCCAGAACCAGCTTGTTCACGACGACCAATGACATTGAATCCGCCCTTTGGATCTGTTGTTACTTCATCAACAGAACGAATATCCCAAGACTCGGGTAAACCAGCTCCAGCTCTAGCTGGCATTTGAACGAGGTAGCATTCCCCAGTAACCGATAAGTTAAGTGCTGCATCTTTAAGTAAACCTGCCTGTCCTCCGTATGCGGAATTTAAACGATCAAGTGCACGCTCTGCTGCTTGAGCTAAGCGATCATCAATCTTATCTGAGTTGCGAACAGATACTGGAGACTCTGCTGGATCGTCAATAACTGCTGCATAAATTCTAATTCGTGAAATTACTGATGCAACTAAGTTAAATGCATATTTAACTTCTCCGATTGCGTCGTAGTATTCCCAAGCTTCTGCTTGCCATGCACTGGACCCTGCTGAACGACGAGTTCTAAACTGCTCGTATTCACCTTTGTCATTAATCTTTAACTGAGCGGCCGCTGCAGTAAGAGAACGAGGCGTTGAGTAGCTAACAGCTTGAGCTTGATTTGTTGTAAAGATAGATGAAATAGTTGATGGCGTTGGAGTTGGTGCAACTATCTGAGTTGATCTAGAGAATGCTGAATTTGTTTTTTTACGAGCAGCTTTTTTAGGCGCAGGAGTTGGCTCGACTGATTCGTCGTTGGTAAAAATTCCCATTCTTACTCCTCGTCAATTCTGCTGCGGAACATGAGGGCTGTCACTTATCCTCATATGCGGTCAACAATCCTGCAATAGCAGACAACGCTGAAATAGTTGCAACTATGTAGGTTACTTCAGGAATAATGATAGCGGATAATACAAAACCTGATCCTATCCAAACTGACATGCACCACTCACAGGTCAGTAGATATCCTACGAAAGACTTCTCTGGAGGAGATTTCTTCCAGATCCAGTTACGGATAGGGTTGAAAATGGTATCTCTAGTAAAAAGTCGGGTTGTGCGATAGGTAGCAAGACCTAGAAGGATAAATTGAAGGGTAGAGATTTCGCTCATTCGGTTGGGTCCGATGTTGAGAAGACTGAATTATTCTGTCCATAGGGATTCCAAGTGCGTAGACGTGATCCACAGCCGCAGTTGTCATCCTTTGTAAAGGCGATGGTCTTGCCTGTGTCGGTTTTAATGGTTGTGGTCTTGCCATTTACTAGGCGAGCAGTGAAACCCTCTCTAAAGACCAGCTTAGGGCCTTCTGGAGAGTCCTGAGCGATAAGGATGTTATTCCCTAGCAAAACAACACGGACTCTATCTATCTTGCGAGTCCCCTCTGGGCTTGGACCACTTGTAGCAAGGTCAGAGACCGCTACAGTGTTAGGTGGGGCAATCCAAGCGACCGCTGGAAAGACATCTGCGAGTGAACGCATGGCTAGTCTCCTATGTTTGTATATTCGGTAGGTATGTAGAACTCGTCCCAGCCGAGGTAAGACTTAGCTAGAGGCAATGGAACCAGTATAGGGGCCTGTCTTGAGGTTGCGCCTATTAGTGAATCAATGTCGTTAGGTGTCTTAACAACCTTAAACTTCTTCCAAGCATGGTGAGAGGTTAGATCAGAGATTGGAAATGCCATTGGATAGGCAGATCTAGGACTAGTCATAGTCTCGAGTCGGCGGGAGTGAGGGCGCTTAGAGATTTTAGGGTTACTCCAAATAACTACGGCAAGATCTTCTTCGCTGTAGGTTCCAGAGGCTGTTGTATAGGTTCTAGCCATTGCTCAAACGCCGTGCCATAGCTCTGTAGGTAACACCAGCTGCCTCTGCGATAGCTGCGGTGGGGACCCCACGCCCACGAAGCTGCTGAGCGAGCTCAGTTAACTCTCTGTTGGCAACTGCCAGCGGGCTAGTGGGAGAAGTCTTGGCACGATAACGCTTAGATAAAGCTGAAAGCTCCTGAAGTTTAATTCTCAAATCAGCTGGGACGCCGGGAGATACGGATCGAAGGCGTGGAGCATTCTTGGTAGGAACAGAAGTCGTAAGGGACTTTGGAGGAGGCAAAGGGACAGCTCTGAACTGCTTTGTATCTTCTGCTCTACGGACCCAGAAATGAATCGTCGTCTTAGGACGCTTCGGATTAAGGGAGTCTCCAATAATGGCAAGGGACCATCCAGCTTTCCAGAGAGCACGAAGACGTGCCTCCATCTCAACTCGGGTAAGGGAGGAGATATAGGTAACTTCATCGATAGGAAGTTTCGGCTGGTTAATCATAGATCTTATTCTACAGGCTTTTGAAAGGGTCGTTCAGAAAGCTAGAGGGGAAATCGTATTGTACGAAAGGGGAGAATATATGAACCTTTACATAAATTGCTTTTGACCTGTGAGACGGCTCCGTATGGTTTTTGGGTTTTTCAAAATCGTTCCGGGCTTTTTTTCTAGACTTTTTTATTTTTTATTTTTTGCCTGATTTTTGTAGTTTTTTCCTATGCAAAGTCCTTTATAGTTTTTTATTCTGATTTTTTTCCTTTTATAAAGAAAAATTTGATCTTTAGGGGAACTATTTATTTTGTTTATAGTTTCTAAAAAGCTTTTTATTTATTTTTTTTTTATTTAAGATTTATTTTCTATCTTCTATCTGACTTCTCTTGCTTTTGTCTTAATTACTAGCGAGTAACTTAGTTATCTTGAGAGTCTCTATTACTGCCTAGTAACTTAGGCTCATGCCTTTATAGTGGTCAAAGATCTAGCCTAAAAAGTATGACTAGTCATTTGCCTATTATAGTTTGCAAAGTGCAGGAAGGTAGGATACCTTTATCTTATTGGGGCAGGGAGTTCCAATACATACAAAGGGAGAAACAAATGTCATACGGAGTAGCAATCACAGTAAAGTATAACGAGACAACATCAACAGGAATTGTTTCAAGCGAAAGAGAATACTTTTTCCATGTTGATACCGCATCAAAGGCAATCGATCTAGTTTCAGAAACCGCATCAAATTGCAACCGCATGGGTGCAACAATCGAGAAGGTAAGCATCACAGATGAAAGTCGTGTAGCAGCCTAAAGAAGTAAAGGAAAGCCCCTCGGTAACTCGGGGGGTTTTTTCTTTTTCCGACACGCCGTAAAAGCTTTTTTGATTTGAAGTTGCAAATGTCAGGAAGATGGTGTATCTTTATCTTAACGGTTCAGGGAGAACCGCAAAACAAAAGGGAGAAACAAAATGACAACACTAGCAATGACCGCAACACTAGCGATTAACCCAATTCAACTATCTCTAATCGAGACAGCACTAGAGATTGAAATCAAGACATACAGCACAAGCAAAATGAAACTCACTAGAGAACCTGCTCTCCGCACTTTTGCTCGTCTTATCGGTGACCCTCTACACCTTCCAAAGTTTAGAGGACTACAAGGACGCAAGGACGCACTTGCAATCGTTAAAGACTTCCTCGCACAACTTGAGGACGGCAGGGCTACCGTAGTGAAGTAGCCAACTCCCCAAAGAACCCCTCGAGAAATCGGGGGGTTTTTTGTTGGGCGTGTCTCTTTCAAATGTCAGGAAAAGGGTTTATAGTTTTCCTAGTGGTTCAGGGAGAACCGCAAGAAAGTAGGGAAAGCAAATGTTAATAGCAACAGTAGCAATACTTGCAGGACTTCTAGGAACTGCAATCGCATTGGCTCAAGACCCAATCGAACAAGAAAGGAAGTAGGGAAATGGCTTCAACTTCACAACTGATCAACGACAGAACGATTGAACAAATTACAAAGCAACTTCTCGAGGCACTATCGGAAGGCAACACCGCAAGGGCTGAACTTCTTGAAATGTGGCTAACAGAACTAAAGAACTCTAAGTAAATCCGTCAAGCAAAAAACCCCTCAACCGCAAAGGTTGGGGGGTTCTTTGTTTTAAAAGTAAAAAGCTTTTAGGCTCCAACTCCTACATCAAGACCATCAAAGAGATAAGCGAGGACTTCTTCATCAAAGCAACCGCACTCCTCTAGACCTACTGACTTTCGGTAAGCGTTGATAGCCTCAACACTTCCTTCTCCTAATCTGCCAAACTTGTCTCTAACAACTGCGTCAAAACCTAGATCTTTTAGACGCAACTGAACAGTCTGAACAGAAGAAGAGTTACCCGCAATAGCATTGACCTTAAGTGCAGAAAGAGAAATGACTACATCTGCATCTCTCTTCACCTTTGGTGCTGACTTGCTTTCCTTCTTAACTTCTTTGACCTCTACAACTTTAGGCTCTTCTGCGAGCGCAGGTGTTGTCTTAGGTTCTTCCGCAGGTGTCTCCACAGGCTGAAACATTGAACCTACTAGGGGTCTGAGTTCTTCGCTCATGTTTCCTACTTTCCTTCAGGGAACTTCTTAAGCCACATTTGAAACTTAGGTTCCGCCGTAGCACTATTATAGTCGCTCTTTGAGATCTTCCATGCGGAGAAATCTTCTCCACCCTTGCTCATGTGGTGAGCGATCTGAGCGTTGATTACTGGATTGAAAAGGTCTGAGTTAGAGTCAAGCGAGAATTTAATTCTGCGCTCCGGGCCTAAGTCACCAATCATGTTGATTTGATAGACACCATAGGAACTATCGCCTGTCTTTGCGTTGCCATTGAAAGCAAGCGGGCGACCATTGGACTCTTTCTTTGCAATAGCCCACGCAATGCGAAGGGCTCTGCCTTCAAAGCCTACGGCAATGAGAAGATCTCTCAACTCTGTATCGGTGAGAGCGGTCTTGTTCTCAAAATCTGAAAGCTTTGGCTTTACTTCTTTTACTACTGGTTCTTGAACTACAACTTGTTGAACAGTTTCCATTTGATCTGGACTCTGCGCTACTGCTACTGCGGTAGAGGCTAGAACTACTGTCAAAGACATTAGTGCTACCAACTCCTGCAAATGGCGTTGCTTTAGAGATTGCTTCATTTGGTTTTCCTTTGTTAGGGGACAGGGACAGGCTATTTGTCTTACTAGCCTTGCCACCCCGCTCTTGGGGACAGCCTTACTTCAAGTGTCTAATCCGTAGATCTCCTTATGTCACTTGTTCTTCTTGCGTTAACTATACCGCAATGTCAGGTTAATCCGACACTTTTTTAGCCTATCAGATTAGGATTTATTTCACACTCTGAGCGTAAATCCCCTGCTGACAGCCTTAAATCTATAATAAAACCTAAATGCTCCATAAAAAATGCAGGAAGGTAGGTTTTTCCCACCTTCCCGCACTTAAAAAGACTTAAAGCTTTATCGCTTCTCTCTAGCAGATAGAGTCGCTGAGGCTATTGCGGTAAGACCAAAGGCGAGCGCCATTGAGTCGTTACCTTGATAACCTGCCACAAGGCAAGCCAATCCAAGGGCTAGGGAGACTACTGCTGTCCAAACTATGTTGTTCGTATTCATGCGCTCACTCTCTTATCAGGTCTAGTTCTACCCACAAGGCGAGAGTGTGGGTCTCTAACGACCACTCCAGCCCCATAGACAGCCTTTCTAGCGGTTCGGTAGGCAACTCCTAACTCCTTGGCTACTGCCTCTAAAGACAGCCCACCTTCATAGAGTCTAACTGCCTCATCTGTGATCTTGTCGATCTTCATTACTTAGTTTCTCTCTTCTCTCTGTTTATTTGGGCTTGCAAACTTCTGATGTGTTCATTTTTTAAGTTAATAATTCGGTGCAACTTACCCTGCGCTCTGATACCAACCACCATAACAAAGCATGAACCTGCGAGCGCAATAATTATTGCAAGCATTGTTCCCGTATCTAAAACCATTTTTTACCCCCTCTCTTTTATAGTGTAAGCAAAAGTAAAGACGGAGAAACAACCAACCCAGTCGCCCCACCTCTTACCAAAATGAATGGTCTTCCAGTTAGTAGCCACAATGTTAAGCCAAAGGGTATAGCGACCAACCCCAATAGTTAGATGAGCTAAATAAGTCGGTAGCCCAAAGCCAAGATCAAACATCATTTTTTACCCCTTTGGGAAACCTTACTTCTTTTATCTGAACAAAACCTTCTTTATCTTTAAGCCAGTCGCAAGCGACCTCCCAAATAAAATCTCGCTTGCCTTCTATGACTCTACTTCTTGGAGGGCGTTCAGGGTTAGATGAGTCTCCTAGTCCAGTCTGAACAGGAAAATGATGAGTGTCTATGTCTACCTCGATAGTGATAAAGGCTTTAGTCATACTAGAACCCCCTCTAATCCTTCATCAGTTCCAAAGTCGGTAGGGCTTACCAACTCCAACCACTCTTTGAATAAATAAACTAAACCCTCTTGCTCTTGTTGCTTCTGTTCGTATAGTTCTTCATAAAGAGAATAAGCTTCTCTTTCCCAGTTATCGGCAAGAGGTAAATCTTCTAATAGATAGTTATGCATTGTCTATCTCCTCATACTCGGCATTTATTAACATTAGTTCGTTGCTAATTCGTTGATCTTCTTCACCACGAGCATAAAACTCTTTAGCAATTTTTTCGTAAGCGTCTTTTAGTAGCCCCTTCTCAAAACCTGTTGGCTTCCATTTAGGAACTTTAGGGTGTTGAAATGTGGCTCGCATAACCGCATAGAGTTCATCATCATTTAGCATGACTGGCTGAGGTTTTCTAAGTCTAGGCATTTGCTCTCCCCCTCTCACGGATAGAGCAGGTCTTTGCAGAACCCGCTCATTTGCTCGACTGGAACCTTGCATTGTTCAGGTGTTGTAGCGTCAAACGCCCAAGCAATAAGGGCGAGCGCAATTAGTCCAACTACGATACGGCGTCTAATAAACTTTGCTTCTGTTTTCATTTTCTCCCTACTTTCTTTGGCTCCCTTAGCCATTAAGTAAATACTACACGACCTTCCTGCTTTTTTCAACTTCCCTGCTATTCGGCGTGTTGCTTCTCTTTATTCTTTTTAGCGTCTGCGAGTAATTCCTCTAGGCTTCGTGAGTCCACTCTAAATGCTTCCCAATTTTGAGCGAGGACTTGTTCTTTAGACACGGCACGACCTTTCGTTGCTTTCTTTGAGGCGTGCTTGATACGACCTAGCGTTCCAAGAACTGCACTATCGGGTAAGAACTTCATACCTGTATCTTAACAAACCTTCCTGCACTTTGCAACTCTCGGCGTGTCGTATCCTTAAATAGATTTTGTCAGGTAAGTCTGCTATGATAATACTACCGAACAAGGGAAACGGTAGAAGGGAGAAAAAATGCCAAAATTTGATGTTGAAGTTTCAAGCAAAGGTTGGGGTGACCCTCGATTTATTCTTATAGATGTTGCAAACGCTATCCGCAGTGCTGGCGCAACAACTGAAGAACAAGATCAGTGGTTTACTGAGGCTACTTCGGGTGACGCTGAAAATGTGCTTCGCACCGCAATGAAGTGGGTGAAGGTCGCCTAACTGATTGAGGGCAAGGACTTCCCCCCTTGCCCTCTCTCGGCGACACGCCAAGAAAGTAAATACAAGAAATATCAGAAAAGTCAGATAGAATTACTACAACAAGCCAAACAAGGGAGAAAGACAATGGCTAGAAAAGCAGTAATGATTTTCATCAACTGTTGGAAATGCGGAAAAAAGTTTCAAATAAATCAAGACCATTACTACAACGGCGCAATTTGCGAGGATTGCTAATCTCGGTATTGAGTCAAGAGGTAAAAAGGTTCGGCAGTCTTATTATCGAACTTAGCTGAAACGGCGAGCGCAGTTTTGATCGTGGCTCTTGCGGTAGTAAGAGTTCTATTCTTGCCCTCTGATAAAGCATTGAGCGCACCCAAAGCAAAGTTAGCACCTGAACCTATTGCATAAAGACCAGTCGTATCGTGACACCAAGAATAATCTTCGCCTATCTCGTAAATGGTTCCATTTATTAAAACCATAATCTGACTTTCTTGGTCGCCATCTTTTGAGTAAGAGGCTTCCTCAAAACATTTTTTAAGTTCAGGGATAAACACCGCAGTCATAAACTTATCAAGTTTTACCCCTAAAGTTGATCCCGTGCAAGGCGGTGCCTTAAAAACATGAGTCATTAAGTTGATTGCTCTAACATCTCCCGCAACACCTAATACAAAATTACCGCTCTTAAAAACTTTACCAGCGTCCTTCGGTAAAACATAAGTCCTACCATCTTCCTCGGTAACTCTTGAGTCATAGCCAACAACAGCCCAGCCATCACCTTGAACACTCGCTATTGTTGTCATAATTTTTTACCCCTAGTAACGATTATCCCACAGCTCATCACGCAAAGCGTATTCATAACGCTCGGCATTACTACTGTTTTTAGTTGAGATGTCCTCATCTTGAATTAAACCATCAAGTGAAAACACGGCGGTGCATTCGGGTTCCTCAAACATAATAATTAATTTTGTATCTGCCTCGGCGGGGTCATCAACAATAGCCACAACAAACGGAGCTGAACTCCCATTAGGGTGATAAACCTTCTGAACTATTTGCATACCTATAAAGATACCTTGATCCATAACCCCTGATTTTTACCCCCATACAATAGAAAAACCCCCACCTCTCGGCGGGGGCTCCTCTACTACTTTTATGCTGAGAGAACTTCGACTAAGTGTTTCGCATAGTCGGGGTCTAGCCCTAGTTGCTCTCCTTCTTCGTCTGTTGCTCCCGCAAGTACTATGTCCCCCAAGATTACATCAGGGAAGTTAGGGAAGTTGGCTAACCAAATTTCGGTAGCCTTCTCATTTATCGGAAGGTCGTGAAGTTTTCCTTCTTCATTCATAAACATTGTGTAGCCACTCTGTAGAGTTGCTACCTCAATCAAACCGCCAACGGCACTCTGTAGAGTCAATAACTCGTTGCTGTCTTCTAGTAGGTCGATTACAGTTGCTGTTCCCTCTGTTGTAACTTTTACCGCTGTTTTCATTTTCCCTCTTTTTCTCTCGCTCCCTGCGAGGTAGGATAATCATAGCACATCTTCCTGACTTTTTCCTACTTATCGGGGTTCTTGATTTTCCTCAATTAGAAAGGCAAACCCTGCGCCATTTCCTTCCTCGTCCTGAGAAAGGATAAGACCTAACCCATTATCAAATTCAAGTATCGGCACAGCGTGGTGGTTACTAAAACCCCAGCCCATTAAGTCTTCTGCTTCATCTTCGGTAGCGCTTCTAATACTTACGAGCTTGGCACCTACCAATTGTCCCCACTCTTTATTTAGATACTCGGTAAGTTGAATTACATTGTTCGTCATTTTTACCCCTCTTGTCGATTTAAACCTAGCTTAGCTAATCTCTATAATAATTACAATTAGACACACCGCACCCCTGCTAGGGAGAGCAAGGGGCGGTGCGATAAGCACAAGTGCTTATCTCAACGGGGAGCAGTATAGGGAATTACGCTCGACCCGGAGAGATAATACTATCATAAACGGCATAGCTACTTTTTACCCCCGACTATTAAAACAATCGGGACACTCCACATCTCTCATCACGCCAGCTACATCAGCTTTCATCTTTCCAGCTCCATAGCAAGTTTCGCAGTTAGGGTCGCCTTCATCTAGAACACCTATGTGGTTTGAAACGGCAACAACATCCCAGCCGTAGTGTTCCTTCATTAAAGTCCCAGCTACTCTAAGGCAAGCATCTTCATAGACTTCGCCTTCTTTTACCTGATCTTCGGGGACGCCAACCGTAACCATCATTGAAAAATAATCTCCAATAAACATTACGGTGCGTGTATCCATAATCTGATCCATAACTTTTCCCTTTCTTTTTACCCCTATAAGTTTATCCTATAAAGAAAAAACCCCCGCCTTTTAGCGGGGGCTTCTCTCTGACTACTTAGTCATTTAGACCTAGCTCATCTAACAAATCAGCCATAACAACATCTAAATCTTTTGCCACGGCATCTAGTTTTTCTTGGAGTGTTCTCATTTATTTATTTAACTCTTTCCCTAGTTAATCGGTTACTTTAACCGAGTAACTTTATTGTATTCGATTATCCTGACATTTACAACTTAAGCCTCGGCAAGTCTTTATTTAGGGCAATCGGTATAAGGATTTTCGTTCCCCTCGTTGTCCTCGCAACTGCACCAGTTAAATCTTTCTACCTGCGTAGCGTGAGTTAATTCCGCTAACTCTCCCCAGCTTATCGAGTCTTGATCCATTTTTACCCCTGCCCTTCATAGTAGTTTGGAATACCTTCGTCCGTTACTTCCCAACCTGTCCCTGCCTCGTTCATAGTGTTTTCCTCGATAGTCCAATCCGCTTCGTCCCAACGAACCTCGTCCGTCATAACCTTGCCGATTTCATCTATGAACCTCTGCATAACCGCTTCAGCTTCTTGCATACTATTCGCCTTAATTTCCACCATTGAGATAGTTAGGTCTTTCCCTGTCGAGTAATACTTTTCTCTTTCCAATTTTTTACCTCTCCCTAGTTATAGACTCGGTGGGGAGTCGTATTGTTTCCGACCCTCTAGAGTTCAAGCCGTTCAGGTTACCAGCGACTTCCCCCCACCGAGATACCTGTAGCCTATCATACCTTCCTGCAAAAACAAAACCCCCACGCCGTAAGCGTGAGGGCTTGCCGTAATCTTTTTACCTCTAGTCCTCGTCCTCATCTTGAATAAGGGTGAAAGAAAACCCTGCGCCAGTAGGCTCATCGTGGCTTGA